GGCAAACAATGTCGTCACCGTAGACTGCTACATCCTCCGTCGGGGCCCCAACCTCTTAGCAAGCGCTTTTGGCGAGTGCGTAGAAGATTAAAGTTTCGACAGGGAATGTAAAGCCGTTCCCCATAGTGGAGAACATCTCGGTGGCCATGCGGTCCCCATCGGGCGTGATGACATAGGTCGACGTGAGTCGAACCAAGAGGTCATACTACTCCTAGGGGAACAGGTCCATCACCAGTAGGCGCGACACGCAATTGCTTGCGTTGGTAAGGTCAGCGGTGCCTAAAGCACCGCTGATGGAGCCGATTCGAGCGAGCCGTTGGTTGCGACTCTGGTCTCGAATGTCGACCCCCTCCGTCCGAAGCCGTTCCGCCATTAGGTCACCAACTCCTAGTTGCACCATTCCGGTGACAACCGAGGTCTTGGCGATCGTACGGTGGGTCTCGAACGTCTTGGGCGCGAACTCGATGACGTCGTCTGTTACCAGGACGTCAACGAATGTCGACTCTTCCGACCCGTCAGTGGTCGTCCAAGCCGGCATCTCCTCAAGGATGTCAGCAATCAACCCTAAGGAGTTTTCGCTACACGCGAACATCGAACTCAACTTTCGTCGAGCCGATGCATTCTTCTTCTTCGTGAGCGTTGTCGCTCCCGGCCCGAAGCGCAGAGGGATGTCGCACAGCTTTGGCACGTCACCCAGTATCCGAGCGATTTTCCGCTGAGAGTTATGAAGAACACTCTCAACGCGAGGGGCGAAATGAAAACGCCCCTCGGCTCGTAACCGGAAGATAGTGTTAGTCTGACGACACAGTTCCTCTGCCTGAACGAACGCACGCCAGGCCACAGCACGCTTATCCACCGTTGGATCCGACAGGTCCTTCCTCTTTTGGAAGAAGGCCTTAATCTGTCGGTGGTGGTAAAAGTCGTTAGCTGATAGCCAGGTTGGCACGCTCATTCGGCCTAACCGAAGGACGTCACCTGAGGCAATTGCTTGCCCGGCTTCGACCAAGTTAGTACTGCATTGCTGCAGATGC